AGTGACGACCCCACCGTGAGTTTGCACTCGTGGGTAGTGGGATGTCCTTGAAACAAATAGTGATGTAATACTCACTAATGAAAGAAATATAACCACATGTGTCATGATAACACACTGGTTGGAGCAACTCAAAGTCAGTCGGTTTCATCAAAATACTTCCGATCTTTGTTTTGTGGTTTAGGAAGACGGAACATTTCCTTCAAGTCATTAAGATCGTTAAGTTGTTTTTGCAAATTATCAATTTGTGCCTGTAAAACTTGGAAGTTGCGGTCATTGTTAGTTTGCATCATAAGAAGGTTCTTGATAGCTTCTTTGAATTCTTCTTCGTTCATGGTAATCAGTAACGCTTAGGTAATTTATCATATTGCCATTTCTTGACAAGTTCAGGATCATCAAGAAATGGATCAATTTCGCGGTTGCCCATCATTAGATCATACAAACCACGAGCACGACAGTATGCTTTCTCGTGATATTCTATCACATCATTGACGCAAGATAGCATCTCTTCATATGTCTGTCGTGAAGATACTTTGTCATCTTGGAGATAATCATCAATCGCATCTTGCATACGATCTTTGCGTTGCTTTGCATAAGTTTTGTTCAAGAAGTCTTCAGTTCCTTTAAGTTCAGGGCGTCCTTCAATAGTCATGAATTAAACTCTTCGTTACGACGGCGGTCAAGGTATTCAATGATTTCACCACGCCATTCTAGCAATTCATGGTAGCATTTCTGCTCATGTGCATCTTGACGTAGCTCATGATCTGGTTTGAGAACACTCTCATAGAAAATGTAGAAAGCATCTTTGCGTTTCTCGTGTTTAGGGAGGTCCCAGTCCATGTTAGTTTAGCGTGATTCAATGTATTTTAGATGGTTTTGTGAGGATTTCAGTATATCCTCACACTTTCTTTACGATTGAGGTCCCCACCCATCGTTCTCAGGGACACAATCATCATCGTCCACACGGTCAACTGATGCAATGTCACATACTGGCACCTCATGCTCACCACCTACAAGATACCATGGCATGACAACACCATGATACTCTGGGTGTGCCTGATAGTCATCTGGATAAACACGATCACCGAGATACATTAGCTCGCTTTCGGGGATAGTGTTGTCGCGTAACATTGCTTGCAGTTGCAAGTGCGTCAGTTCATATTGTGTAGGGACCTTCATGCTGTGCTGTTTCGCAAACGCTTTGCTATCCTACCATGCTGTCAAGCGCGTGTCAACCCCCAGGTGCTGTAGGATCAGCATTGACATATGGGATGGTTCCATTAGGTTTCACCACATATGCAGGAATTCTAAATGCTGCGTTTGGTAAATTCTGTGGTTGAGGGAACCAATCACAACAGTTGTCTACAGCGATTTGCTCTGTTTTGAATGTATAAAATGTATGTTCTTGTGCAAAGATCTCGTCAAATTCAGATTCAGGAATAATCCATCTTGGATTGTTATCCTCATCCTCATCTCTGTAATATAATTTCATTGCTGCTTTATCATCAGCAGACATGGAATGAAATGCCGTATTATCAATAACAACAACATATTTGTTTTCTAGTGCTGCTAAACGAGCACACACTTCGCCAATAGTAAGTGGATTTAATGAAATTAATGCCATCAGCCTAATCCTCCATCATCAATTGCTTGTAGAATAGCATCCAGAGTATCTGTCTGTTCGTAAATTCTATTCTGAGGAATACCATCAATAGCCTCAGTAGTAATTGCCATGGCAAGATATAAAGTGATTCTCTTACTGAACTTACGATATACTGCCTGACTTAGAATATAGAATTGAGAATCTGTATCTAAATATTCACCCAATTCAGGTCTTTCACTAAGCATTTCCTCATACTTTGATGGAGTGATTGGGAACTTAATTGAGTTAGCAGGAATAGCTTTCTGTTCTTGTGGAATATCTCTCAATTTCTGTCTATATGCATTCCATCTCGCTTTCTGTTCATCAGTGAGAGGACAATCTGCTAATTGTGTCCAGTCACTATCCATAAGCAGGAAGTTTCTGATCAATGTGATCTTCGTCCAGTTTGTATAATTATCGTTTGCAAACTTAGCAGATAGTTCAGCATCTAGATCGTTATCTTGTAGACCTCTAAACTCAATATACTTTTCTTCTAATCTGTTGTACAGTTCATCTAGTTCAGACTGTTCAAATGAATCAAGGTTCATTTCATATGAAACCCACTTATATTCTCCAGTTCGTTGGTTTCTTTGATACTTATTTTTGTTCATCAAAGAAACACCAGTCTTATATCTGATGTAACTTTCTAATTTATCTCTATCAGAATCCCACAATGGATACAAAATAGGGACAATTTCATTTGTCCAAAAGTCATCACTAATAATTTTAGTGATTCCATTTCTCGCCATAGTTTTATTGATGGCATTTAGATATAATGCTACATCTTGTGAAGAATACTCGCTCATTGTGCTAGCTTAAGAGATCTCATACCGTCATAGTATTTAGACGGCTTTGATAAGGTACTTGACTCTATGGTACTTTGTGATGAGGGGAATATTACTTTCAGGAACTGCCTCTGCTGTAACAGAGATAGGAGTTGAAGAACTCATTTCAAATGTTCCTTCGGAAGAAATCATACCAGATTCTGCCACGTTAACAACTCTATCAACATAATCAATATCACAAAGCGTGGTTCCATCTGATGGACTAAACACTCTAGTAGTAACTTCACCATAGAATAGTGTCATAGCACTAATGCCATAATTGTCTTCAGTAAAGCTTGCATTGTCATCCTGTGTTGTAACTCTCGTTTGTGTGAGAATTAGTTCAATATTACTATCTCTAATGTCACTATTTTCAGGAATAGTAATATCATATTCCTGCCATGTTCCAGCTGCAGATGTTGTGATTAATGAATCTAACAGTGTAGTTGTAGTAGACCCTTGCTTTCTCCAATACACAAGAATGTCTTCTTCTGGAGTAGCGCCACCATTTAAGTTTGTACCTTTGATTGCAGAGAATTGTAAAATAGAAACATTTCTCATATCAAGAGGACCAACGATATATTCTCTAGTTCCAGGACCAGTAAATGGCAGATACTTTGTTGCACGAGTACCATAAGTTGGAGAATCACCACCAGCACTTGTATTCATCTGGAATTTGCCAACAGCACCACTACCATTTCCTGGGGTAGTTGGAACTAGTTCTGCATATTCATCATCCCCATTTGCAAGAGAAGATTTCCATATAGCGCCATCAAGTTTAGCGCCAGATGGTATACCTGCGGGGTCACATTCGTAATATCCACCAATAGGTGTTGTTACTGTTCCCTCAACAACTTCTCCAGGAAGTGTTCCTCTATATGCGGCAGAAACATATCCAGCATTACCATCCGCAGACCCGTCACCACCATTGTCTCCTGCAGCTTGCAATCCACATGTAATTGTGGTATTTACGCCAGTAATTTCAAAGAAAATCTGACATCCTTCACCACCACCGCCACCTACACTAGAGTACGATTCCGTTTCATCTTGAACTCTAATTTGAACATATCCATTGCCACCACCAGATCCAGGACTACCGCCATTGCTAGCAACACTAAAGCTCGCAGTCATTAAGTCGTCTCTGAAAGCAGACTGACCACGCTTACCACCAGTACCACCACCATTACCATTGTGTCCAACACCAGCAATACCAGCGTCACCACCATTTGCACCACCACTAGGACCAGCGCCAGCGCCACCACCGCCGCCTCCACCAGCAGTACATCCTCCACTAGTTCCATTTGCACCAGTGTCAAAGTCTAATGCGTTTGATTGTCCTACTAAGTTAGTATCTGCAGATCTATTATTTCCACCAGCGTAACATCCATCAGTGGTTCCACCACCATTGAATCCACCACCTGATCCACCGCCACCGCCACCGCCAGCAGCGCCAAGACATGCGATAGTACCATTGTAGAACATTCCAGTAACACCACCACCAGATCCAGCAGTAGCACCGTTACCCCACGCACCAGTACCGCCACGACCACCGCCAGCAGCGCCAGTACCGCCAGGACCTGCACCAGCCTCTCCACCAGTACCATTTACAAAACCATCAACATTATTAAATCCAGCAGATCCACCCGTTCCTAGTGACCAAGACAGTGTTGCAGGACCATTACCATTAAATGTACCCGTAATCTCTGCACCACCGCCACCAGTTCCACCATTAGCACTATTATTACAACCAGAGTTACCATTACCATTACCACCACCGCCGCCACCTCCAGCGACTTTAACACTGACAGTTCTACCAACTAAATTACCTCCTGTGCTAGGAGCTGTCCATGATGTTCCACCTTGAGTAACATATCCAGTGTCAGATGAGGTAGTAAATGTTCCTGCAAATCCAATACCACCACTTCCTTGAACGCCAACGTTACCACCACCAGATGTTTCACCAGGACCAGTTCCACCACCAGTGTCACCATCTTCACCAGAATTTGTGGTGATAGTAACATTGCTCATGTTAGCTAATGCTGAAGGAACTAAGAAAGATCCTCCAGAACCACCAGCACCTCCAGATGTTCCTGCTGTTCCACCACCTCCACCATATGCATATACAGTGTAATCACTACCACCCACATTAATAGTAAAATAAGCATATCCACCACTAGTACCATCACTGAAAGATCCTGCTCCACCTCCTCCAGGTGCTTGTAATTCAATATCAATTCTAGTTACAGTTCCTGCAGATGCAGCAACTGGAGTTAGTGTAAATGTTCCCTGTGATGTTAAATCATCATCTTGGAATACTGTACCGACTCCAGGCAACTCATCAACATCAACTTTTCCTCCAATAGTTGTTTGATCGTCAATAGGATAAAGTCTTGGAGCAGGAGTAGAAGTTTCATCTGAAAATGTTCCTGCCGCAAGCTTAACAGTCATATTACCACTAGCACTATTCAAAGACGGTGTAGTTAAAGGAACATATGTGAATCCCTCAGCACTAAACCCATCTTCTCCAATTTCAACAGTTCCATTATACTGATCGGGTATTGCACCAGCGATAGAAACAAAATCACCGACCGCAAATCCATGTGGTCCTATACAAACAGCTGTAGCAAGTCCTGTGCCTGAACTAAATGTAATAGATACAACTTCAATAAAAGGACTTCCAGTAACTGGATAGCAACCATCTGGATCAGGAGGTTCCGAAGCAATGCCACCACGCAATCCAACACCCTGAACACCAAACATATCGTTAGCATTTGCATTTCCTGCTGGAACACCAGCACCTTGTTCAGTTCCAGATTGAAGAGTTTGTTTTATTGTAATAACTTGATTTGGTTGATTCTGCAATGCTGTAGGAATATCAATAACAAATTCTTTCCACTGAGAGTGAATACCATCGTAAATATCAAATGCTTCGCCACTTTCTAATCCGTTTTCATCTCTAAAATCTTGCACAGATGGCATAAGGCGAAGAGATTCTCCATTACTAAATTCACAAAATAATCCTTCACCTACATTATTAGGACGTTCTCCGCCATTGTTATCATTACCAGCAATAGCAAAAATATACAACTGAGTATAACCAGTAAAATCTAGTTCAAGTTCAACTCTTCTAGATACCTTCAATTCCTCTGGATTACTAAAACCAGTTGCACTAGCACCATATCCAAATGCAAGATATTTGTTTCCTAGTGCGATTGATGGTTTTAAGAATCCTTCCCATTCACCTGTTCCAGGACCATGTGGCTCTACAGAAACATCATCATATCCAATTCTGCCATCACCAAGAGGGTTTAGAAATGAATTCCATTCTGCACTATTAACATCATAAAATATGTTTGCTGGTGTATTAGGATCTTGTCCGCCAATACCAGCAGTATTACCATAAGTAGCGATACTTGGATCATTCAGTGCTTCTCGCACTAAACCATGAGAGTGACCTAGTGCTAAACCACCGCCACCTGCTGGCTCAAATGCTTGAATATTTGCTCTAGTTTCCGTATAGTTTACAGCAAATTCATCCACGGGAACACCTTCCCTTTCATTATCAATAATGGTATCAGGTTGAGATGATAAAATGTAATGATTGTGTTCTACTGGTCTACTAAAAATATGATCATTTAGTGGACCAACTCTAAAATCAACCTGTCCCGTAATATATGTGAAAATATCCGAAACAATATCAGTATATCCCCTAGTTCTTACATCTCCAATAGAGAAAAATACTCCTCCATCTAAAATTTGATCTTTGCTAATATACCAAGATCCACCAGTTTGCCCAACAGTATTGATTAATGCATTTTCAACAGTGGGTGTACCTTCACCATCAACAGATCCAACTCCAACAATTACTCTATCTCTATAATCAGGTAAATTAAATACCCCAATCTGATATGGTGTATCATTAAACGAGAAAGATTTTGAAATTGTAATAGAAGGATGAGTGTTATTTACAATAACAACATCAGTTTTTGGTAATCCCGCTACATTTACATTGTCAGGAAAAATAACTTCATATGCATACTCATCTGTTGGTACTTGAGATGCAGTTAAAGATTCTGTTGGTACTTTAGTTCCATAAAATGTATTGTAAGCAAAATCTCCTGATGGAACACTACCTAATCCAGGACCAGCTGGTGTTGCTGTAGTATCATCAGTAAATCTAAAATTAAATCCATAAGGATATGGCAATTTAAATCCTGTATTTACATCAGGATCCCTATAAAAATTGAAAAAGCATTTGTTTCCAATCCAAAAAATTCTTCTTAAACCACCTGCTTGTCCAGGATCTGATTTACTAACAGATGTTGTTCCTCCATATGTTGTAGTAATTGAAGAATATAATTGAGGATAATCTCTAATTTTTAATTCTCTTCCATCACAATACAAATATCCTTTGTAAGAATATTCCATGATCTCTCCACCAGATCCAGCTCCACCATTAGCATGTGCTGGATCAGTAGAAAAAGAATCTACTGGGACAGGAAAAATGGATCCAATAGAAGCATAGTTTACCTCATGTTCCTGCTTGTATGCAGTAAATTTATTTCTGTAAGAGACGGTCATCAGAACTTAATTAAGAACTCTTGGACAATGTATGGTTGAATAAATTGATCTGCTTTGTTTTCACTATTTACTTGAACAGAAATAGTAGATTCCAAATTGGAAGCTGGAATAAATGCAGGTTGTGTGTTCACTTGATATGTATGTGGATTTGCATTGAAATTCACAAAGTGTCTATGTGTTCCATCGTTACCAAATGAAGCAACTTCATTAGTGACGTTAGAAATTGCAGAATATCCTGGCGCATCATTATCCTTCGCAGCGTCAAATGGTAAGTTATCATCATTATAGTTTACAGGAATTGTGATACTTCCTGTCTTAGGTTGTGCAGGAAAGTCGCCACATGCAAGACCAGATCCAGTACACTCAGTAAAGATAGTACCAGTGTATTCAATTTCACCACATGATTCTACATCTGCAGGTTGATTACCTTGAGCACAGTTAGAAACACCAGACCACGTAGGATATCCGCATGATGTTCCTGCAGGAATTAAACAGTTATATGCTGGTGCTTGATCAAATGTACAACCAGATAGACATCCACCATAAACATTTCTTGTACATGTACCAAACAATCCACCAAGTCCACCACCTTGACCATCTGGATTACTGATACCAGAAAGTCTTTGTCTTGTAGCAACTAAGAGACACAATGGCTGTCTTGTATTATAATACCAAGGTACAACACATAGTGTTGATTTTCTCCTATAAAAGTTTCTACCAAATGCAGAGAATTCGTTATTAAGAGAAGATCTTACTCTAGTTCTAGTTCCATCATGGAAGTGAGCATGTGGTAAGAAAGCATTAGGCAAAACATCAATTTCTTCCGTGTAGTTACCAGTGGACCTAGTAAATCCTGGTTCTCCAGTAACAGGAATTACTTGAGACGGAAGAAAGAAACTACCTTGATATAAAATTTCATATGTTGTACCAATATTACTTTGTACCTCTAATCCAACACCAGATTTAGTGATCTCTTGATCATTATCATCCTGAATTCTTAAGTCAACTTCCAAACCTAAGTTAGATCCACTAGATGCTCTCAATTTCTTTGATCCAAAATCTGGTAGTTGAAATTGATTTTCTAAAAGAGTTACAGTAGGTTTTTTATATCTTGATTGTGCTCCAACACCAAGTACAGCAGCGAGTTCTGGAAAAATATCAGCAGAATATATAGATCCATCACATCTCAAATATCCTGCTGGCAAAGCATCTCTGGTATTTGCATCATCTGGATCATTTGAAGTGAGTTGTTTTGACCAATTAATAATTGTACCAGTAGTTGTTCCAACTTTTGATTTTTCTCTATTATAAAAAACTGCCATTTAGAATGCCCTCATTATAATTAGAGTGGTAAGTGATGGTGTATTAGGGTTAATCTGCACACTCAAAGCCTTATCAACACTAACAGGTGCAATAGTTCCCGTCGTCATATTATTTATGAGTGTAGTGCTAGGAATTCTCATTTGACCTCTAGTCATGGTCAAATCAACAGTAAAATGATTATGAGATGCAAGCGAGACAGATGTCCATGCATCAGCATTATGATTCAATGTAACGGGATATGGTCCTTGTCTTCTGTTAGGAGAAACATTACCTGAACGATAAAAATTATCAAAACCATTATATGTTCCCTGAGCAGGAAAAGGACCAGAATATGCTGGAACATTTACATTTGGAACACATGAATAATCATCTTCATATGCTGCCTCAGTTTGTCCAAAAGCAGGAATAGTTCTGGGTGATGATGCACTTCTATTTTGAGGAATAACCTGCGATGCAGCAGTAAAATCATTAAATTGATCGCAAGTAACCAAACTATTTGCTGCAGGGTCATACCAAGTCAAATTGACCTCACCAGGCTCAAATCTATCAGCAGTATCTTCATTTGTTCCAACACCAACAGGATCAGCAGTTGTCCACTCATTATCTTGAGTCTCGTAGTTACCAGGCATAAATGTAGCAACAAATGTACCTGCAAGACTAGAAGATGGATAACTACCAGTAACACCACCATTTACTGGTCTTGGATGAGTATGTCCTGGTGTATGATCAACACCTAGTTTTCTAGGAATAGTTCTATAGGTGTCAAAAAATGCAGGTTCTCCTAATGTAACTCCTGTTATCTTTCCAGATAATGTTGAGTCATTTTCAACAGCAAAATTTACATCAACATATGATGTAATCAAACTCAGTGGTGCAGCATCATTTCCATTTTCTGTAATAAAAGTTCCAACAACAGATGCATCTTCTGGAGATAATCTAGAAGCTTCCAAATCTACTAAAGAACAATTATTCAAATTTGGCAAAACAAAGATATCATCTTCATCATAATTTGGATAATCATTTTGAATTCCTACCGCTGGACCACCAACTTCCTGAAAAGGACCATATGTATTTCCCAACAGTTGTGCTAGTAAAGGGTAGTCAATAGCACGCAAAGTTTGACCTCTGCAAGTAATATACCCAAAAGGGATGCCATCATCTACGACAGCGGATTGACTGGATGATCCTGTCCAAGGCATAATGGTCCCAATTGGGACCGCCTTGGCAGCTTTGATTCTATTGTAGTTTGCCATTTATCAGACCTCGGTTAACCACCAACCCTGTACTGAGGTTGGAATACCCACTTGACCATTACTATCACTAGATCCTAAGTATACAAGAGCAAATGCTGCATTTGGTGTTTGAACAACCAGTTCTCCAGAAGGATATGGTGTTAATCTACCACCAAGTAGTGTTCCTGTATTATCTCCCTGAATTCTAGTTCCAGAAGATTCTGGAGTTCTGAGAACCATTGAGGTATTATAGCTCAGGTTGCCACCAACATCAGTAACTCTTACAACATCTCCTGTATTTGGAGCAGATGGTAAAGTTAAGATAATTGTTGTGGAAGCAGTTACATTAACCATGTAAACGATATTTGATTTGAGTGTGAGATCATCTTCTGGTGATGCAGAAGAAATATATCTCGTATGTCTACCACCAGAAGCAGTGTAGAAATTGTCAAATCCAAAGGAATCAATTGAATTATCTTGTTTAACAGAGAATTTCAATGTTCCATTTGGACCCAGATTCTCTACAGAGAATTGTTCAAATGTACTAGATGGTGTTGCTTGTGCGAAACCAAAAACAGTTAATGATTTCTCTGCTCCGACATTACCTAGGTTATCAACAAAGAACGAAGGTGTTGTAGAATCTGGGTTCTGAATAACGTTCTCGGGATCTTGTGCGCTGAAGAGATAGAAGTCACCTCTTGCAACAACACCAGCATCCCAGAAGAACAGACCTTGGTGATCAGCGTGACCATCATCATTAACGAATCCAAATAGTCTTGTCTTGTTAACAGAGTCATAGATCTCAAAACTACCACCTGTCATCGTCAGGTTATTAGCAAGATGTAAAGATCCACTTCTGAACTCACGAGCACCATCCTTGAGTTGCTCATTCATCGTTGTTTGATGAACTACACCATCAAGTCTGCCATTAACATATGCCCAAACTACAGAATCTTCAGCATCGTTAGCAAGACACAGCCAACCAGTATAATCCAGTTTCTGTTGAGCAATATATCCTCTATCAATAATTAGAGAGACATAAGAAGAAGTGGATCCAGAATTGACTCTACTTCTAGTTTCAACATCAATGATGTTTGCCATCTCTGGGTGCTTGAGCACTCTTCTAACAACATTTCCAACAGTGTAGATTGCATTGTTAGGATCGTTAGTTCCAATGTTAGTTGTTAAACCATCTCCAGGATCACCAATAACGAGTGTTGGATTAGCAGGATCGTTATCAACAACATCTACGACCTTAACAATCTGGAAGTCTCCAATACCAGTAGATGCTGCAGTTGGAGTTCCAACGAATACTAGATCATTGACAGCAAAGGCACCATCACCAACTCCAAGTGTTTGAACTGGGATTTGAATTTGATTGCTAGAACCAGCAACAGCAGCTCTGATAGTTGTGTTAGGACCACCAGCGTTAATTGTCTTAGGATCAAACCAGTAACCATATGCTTTAGTGATCGTAGAAGAATCATAAAGCGAAGTGATATCAGTATCGGTGTATGATGTGCCAGAAGCAGAAGTTGCGACTTTTACATCAATTCTACCAAAGTGGTTACCAATATGAGTAGTTCCTGTGCAAGTATCAATTTCATAAGTTGGAACACTATTACCATTTGTTAGTTTAAACTTCTCATTTCTTCTTGCTTGTAGATTTACAGTAGCGGTAGAAGAACCAAGAGTTGCTTGATTCAAGGTAATTTGATTACCAGCAACATCAATAGAAACAATAAATGTGTCTAGATCAAACTCAATTGAAGACTCATTGGTAATGTTACGAATGTAATCACCAATCTTGATGTCAGAAATTGTCTTACCAGAAGTTGTTACTGAAACATTACTGATGACTTTAGAACCTGATGTACAAGATCCACTAAATCCAATCGTGGAAATTGTACCACAACCACCCTTAATTGTTAGACTGTTGTTGATTGTGGTATCACCAAGAATTGTAGTATCACCAGTTACAGAGTTAACAACAAATACATCAGCTGCTTCTCCTTGAGAACAATCACTAGAGATTCTAAACTTCTGTTGCTCTGCAGCTAAAGCAGTAATAACCTTGATAACCTCACCCTGATTAAAGATACCATCGTTATTTGTATCTTCACGATCAATAATTACATAGTCATTTGCAGTGAGAGAACCACCAAATTCCGCAAGGTATACATTGTCTTCTGGACCAGTAGCATCCAGTGCTTGCTCAGTCCATGTAGCATCAAACTGTACATTAACCTTGTAGATAGGTGTTGTATCAGGATGATTGTTTAGAATTGCGGTGTAAGTACCAAGTGGTTGACGTTTAACCTTGAGGTAGTAAGGTGCAACAGATGTTCTGGTTAGTTCTAGAACTTGAACGATTTCAGGATGTCCACTTGCAGATACTGCACTATCAATGATAATATAATCGTTTTCAACAAAATATGGATCACCATTTTGTTTTAGTGGAGCAAACTTAAGTGGCAAATAGAACTCGTCACCAGTTAGAGCACCTAGTGTCTGTGGTTCAACAGCTGGTGTTCCACCAATGCTAGTGATTTCTTGCTGATATGCAGCACCACCCCAAAGTCCAGCACCAGCAGTATCAACAGCGTTATATCCTTCTTCAGTGGTTAGTTTAACGAGAACGTTAATAATATCAATATTCTTGTTAAAGAGAGTATCACTTAGAATACCATCATCATGTGCGAAAGGAGTAGATCCAAGTTGTCCTCTAGCACCGTTAAAGGAGAAGGAAGCAACACCACCACACATCGTGATATTACTATCAAATTGTGCGGAAGCAACAACTCTTAGTTGGTTGTTAATCGTGGTGGTTCCACCTTGACCTGCAATGTTAATCTCAGATGCATTAGTTGCAAAGTTAACGATAGAAGCAGAACCAGAGTTGGAGAAGAAGTTAACAGTACCAGCAGTAGTAGATAGTGTTACTGCATCAGTAATTGTTCTTCTTGCACCCAGCTGGAAGTCACCATCAACCTTAAAGGACTTGGTTTTGACTCTGGTGAAGGAGAGAGATTCATTATTATTATATCCTCCACCAATTTCAATTTTAGAAATATTAGAGTTGGGTGTATCAGGAGTAGCACCAATAAAGATGTTACTGTGTAAGGAAGTATTGCCAATTCTAATAAACTGATCCGCAGTTGTGGTATTACCAATGTTGATATTCTCAACTAGGTTACCAATATTCAGAGTACCAACAAAGGTTGCATCAGTTACTAGATTGAATGTGCCAGTTGTCTGAGAAGTTCTAATCTCAGCAATAACACCGTCATCACCATTAACCTCAATATCATGCTCAAATCTTACATCATCGGTAAATCTGGATGTTCCATCTACAACCAGAGCTCTATCAAGTTGAGCGTTAGTTACGTTAATACCAACACGACCATTGTTTGTAGTAGCAACTCTTAGAACTGCCTCATCATTAGGAGCAGCACTGTCACCACCAACTAGTAGTGCATTATCAATTGCAGTCTTGTCACGATCAGCAAAGTTAGTGTGATCTAAGAAGTCACCTGTAACTCTACCGCTAATGAATGCATTACCAACAACGTCAAGGTTTGCACGAGGATCAGTGGTAAGGTTGTCAACCCAAGCATTTGTATATGCACTATGTGGAGCACGAGCAACAGTATTAACACCTAACTTATACTCACCAATACTTTCAGTCTCAGTTCTGAGTGCTTCAGCACCGATGACACCAACTTCTTTAAAGTTAGCATTAGAGAACTCAATAGTAGGTTGATCTGCACCAACTGCAGTTCCAGCAATAATTGTTTCCCATGCCTGTGTAGACTGAGGAATCTGATCAATGACTTGGAAGTGACAGTAGTTGTTAGATGCAACAAATGGATCACCAGGCTTATTGTATACTGTCCAAGTTAGGTTCAGTCTAGGATCAAAGTAGAAATTCTTGATTCTAATTTGAGAAGCAGATGTAATTCCAATATCATCACCTACTGCTAGTGCAACTCCACTTGCAAAATCTCTAAATTCAAGTTTGACGACGTTAGAACCATCAAATACAATATTATCAATTTGATTGTTAGCAAGTGTAGAGAAGTAGTTTGCAAGGACCCATGCAATAGATCCATTCTTACCAACTTCAGATCCCTTAAACAGAACGTCGCCAGGAGCAGGTAGAACACCGCCATAAGTAATGTATTGTGCGGAATCAATTCTAGAACCGCCTGCAGAAATTAGTGGAGACTGGTTAGGAGTAATGTTAGTCGCGACACCAGCAACGGTGTGCGTCTGGAACATATAGCTTTGACCATTTCCTCTAGCATTGAACTGGAAGACAGCAGCACGAACTTTGTTCTTACTGATTCTAATATCACCCTCGGTTGGAGGAGAGAATGAAGTTCTGTCTAGACCTTCATCTTGCTCTAGTTGAGTTACAGGATCAACAGAAGTTACATTAGAACGAATAATTAGGGCATCGCGTGCCTGAGATAGATCTTCATCCTGAACTGCAATAGTTACAGGAGATTCAAATGTGTTGACAAGCTGTCCATCTCCACCAACAACAGTAATGTTCTGGTTGAACGTTACAGGAGTGTCAAACGTAGTAACGAGACCTCCAATTGTATCATCCTCGTCTCCATCATCCGCTAGTGTTGCTCTATCAATGAATGTCTCTTCGCCAGTAATAGCGTTGATTCTTCTATTACCGATGTACAGATCACCCTGAGAGTTAATACCTGTGTAGAAGACGATACCACCGTCTTGTTTCTTACTTTGTGCATAGAAGTCCTCATCAGGTGTTAAGACGACTTCCTGACGCGCTGGGAGACCAGTAGAGTAGTTACCAGGACCGAAACCAAGGTATTCAAACGTGTGGTTACCAGCACGAGCAATAGATGGTCTGCGAAGTTCAACATAGTAACGTTGATCTGCAAGAACTGTGCTATTACCAGCAATAGGAATTAAGCGATCCTCAGAACCAGAAGTTGCGTTACCATCTTGCGCTTGGATTGCATTTGTACCACTATATGTGTTGGTGATAAATGCGGGTTGGTTTGTTAGATCTTCTACAAGTTCTCTTGTTACAGAGTTCTTGAAGTCGTTAACAGAAACCAGACCATGGACATAGTTATCAGCAGCAGAGAATGTAGCTGGTGGATCAATCAGTGCAGCATAGTAATCCTTTTCTGCCTGAGTTGTACCAGAATTCTTGAACCAGAGAGGATCGTTTCTGAAGTTGAGAGGATAGAGTTTGCTGACTGGTTGAGAGAACTTAAACTTCTTGAAGTTATTAGTTACACCAGCACCAGTTGGGAATGGAGAGATGTTACCACGTAGAGCAGTTAGATAGTAGATACCATCTTGCTGACCTGCAATTCTACGCTGGAGTGTTTCATATCCGAAGATGTAGAAGGTGTCCTCAATGATGCCTGCATCCTCAACACTGTCAACATAGTATTCAACACCAGCGTCGTCTTGAATACGATCACCAGGGGTGATAGTATAAACGTTAGCGCCGTTTTGCTTGTAGAAAAACTCAGGATTATTTTTTGCAATTTGGGTCTTCAGAGGTAGGGATTTGCCCATATCCTGGTCTTCCAGCATATCAGCAAAGACATTACCCTGAGTAAATCTAGTGTTAGTAAATTCACTATACTCTAGAGTACCACCACGGATGTTCTTGATGATTAGATAATGGTCACCACCAACACTGTAGTATGCATGAATGTTAGCAAGACCAGAAGAATTACCAGCAAAGCTTACTGCATTTGCAGAACTTGCTAGATTTTCAGTCTTACTGACTTCAAAGTTGCCACCCTGAGGAGCAGTAATCTTGACAGTTGTTAGAATCTCATTTCTTAGACCAGGGAAGTTTCTGGTATCAATGGTGTGATCATTAACTGTTAGTTCTAGGTACTGAATAGAAGGATCTAGATTATCTGCTACATAGCGACCAGATTGAATGGTTGCTTGTACACCAGAAGTGAATCTTGCAAATGCTCTGTATTCAATACCAGCACCAGTTTGATCCTTCTTATATGGATCATACTGTGCTTCAATGTTAAGGTTGTTAGAAGAGAAGTCAGAAGCGGTAAAACCAATTCTTTCACCTGCTTGTACTGGGTTCTCAAAACGAGCACCATATACTGTACCAACAACAGGCTTGAGTAGAATCTTCTGAGGTACTAACTTACGGGTATCGTCAGTTCTTGTCTTAAGAACGAAACCACTGATAGGATCTCTAGCATTCTCAAGATACTTAGGAATGACCATACGAATCTTGTATGTTCTCTCATCCTTGTCACGATTATCTTCTAAACGCTCATACCACATATCCGTAGATCTTTGTCTATCGGAATAATCAGATTCATTAATTCTCCAGAAGATATTGTTCTTCTTAACGCTGTCTGGTTGTCCAGTAACTTCATCCTTACACTGAATAAACCACTTACCAGTAGTTGTAGATCCGTCAGTAAATCCAGGATCAAAGCGCATTGGAGAACGACGCTTGTTAGCAAAGACATCAAAGATTAGACCAGCTTGTCCTGCTGCAAATGTAATTGGATCAGCACCACTGATTGCATTTGCATAAGACTTGTGAATTGTAAATGTCTTATTGTTCTGATATCTTACAAAGAACTCAATATTAGGATTGATTCTACCAACATTAGCATCACTGGTATCAGTAACAGCAACTTGAGGATCATTTGCATATGAAGTAGAAACTAATGGCAGTTGTCCACCTTCAATTGCTCTAATGAATACTTTCTGCGCTTCTGTAGAAGATAGCGAAGATGATGGTTTATCAAAGATATGAGAAACATCAGTTTCAATACCAGCAACAACAGAGGTGCTAAGTACAGATCTATAGTTGTGTAGATCATACTTGTCATCTAAGACAAACTGATAGATATCAATCTCAACGTCAGCATCAATACTGTCAGTTTCAGAAGCATAGATGTAGATACCTGCTGCAGCATTCTCTTTAGAAGTTGCAAGCATTAATCTGGTTTGATCATTACCATCAAAGAACGTGGTAGCACCATAGTTCTCTGGTTGTGTTACTCTACCAGGAGCAATGACATAATATGTTCTATTAGTTTCAAATCCGTTAGGTAGTCTGACAAGACGCTTGTCAACGTCAACATACTTACCAGTTACGGTATCAAAGCGAGGACGTGGTACAAGTCTAACAGGAGTTCCAGTCTCAAACTTGTGTGGGTCAGATGGGTTACCACCTGTATCAATGGTGAATACAGTAGCTCTGGATGCTAATAGTGCTGTATTAACTGTCTGCTCTTGTCTAGTAACAGTTCCAAGACCACTGTTAATAATAGTAGTGATGTTACCAACCAGAGTTTCAATAGCATCAGCAGTACCAGAACACTCTCTATAAGTTGGAGAAGTTAGAGTATCCTGAATAACATCAGGACCATCTGCCTCAGGACCTACAGTTACAGTTGTTGGTTGTGTATCTGCCCAGATGCCGCTTCCATATACAAAGTATAGATCAGTTGTGCTGCTTGTCTGTAGAGCATTTACAGTGTTACCCTCGTTTAGTCTGGAACCATTTACGCCAAGCTCAACCTGAGTGTTGCTAACAATACGCTTAACGTATGTACCCTCAGGAATGTTGGTGTAGATTGCAGTTGCACCGTCTTGTAGTAGACCATTGACAAATGCGGGGTTTGCAGGATCAGATTGACCTCTTGGGTTAGCATACTCAGTAACACTCATGCCAATCAGAATACCACGAGTATCATTAACATCAATGATTGCAGAACCAGCAGTTGTGGAGCAGTTGAATGCAAGAACGTCAAAGTTTCTCATGGCAGCAGTTGCCATTTGACCGACATAGTTCCATGCATCTAGAGTCTCGGTCTTCTCACCGTCAATGTACTCTAGACTGTTACCAACGTAGTACGCTTCACCTGCTTGGATGCTGTTGATGTTACCACCAAGTCTGAGGTCATTGACAATAGCATCAACAATGTAGGTAACGTCACGGAAGCACTTAGATGCTTCATTGTTGATTGTGAAGTCACCTGTGTTGAGTACAGGTAGACCAGCAAGGGTGCCACCACTGATTGCATCAGTAAGAATATCAAAGAGGTTCTCAATAGAAGATCTAACGTTTGCACAATCCCACTCACCATTGTTTAGTGGTGGTAGATTGTTTAGATTACCATCATTGAGAGAATTGCATACGATATCAACCAATGCGTTGACAGTTGCTAGAACATCAGAGCAATTACCATCTTGATATGTGGTTGGTTGATACTTACCAGAAGCTCTTGGATATGCGTGAGTGGTAACATTGCTATCCTTAGTACACTTAAAGATAAGTGACTCTTCCTTAAGTTTGATGCTTGTTCCAGTTTCTAGGTTATGAGCACCAATAGTTAGAGCAGTAGTTCCAGTTGCAGGATCATAAACTGCATTAGTAACATTCCACTCTACAAGAGGAGATGCACCAACATTAACAGTAATGCTATAAGTAGTTACTGCAGCAACAGGCATATTTTGTCCTGCCTGGGGATCACTTCCAGGGCGAGGATATGTCTTGGTAGTTGCACTTCTTCCCATGTCACAAGAGAATGTGAAGGAGTTATCATCCAAGGAAATCTGATCAGACGTTGTTACACCATGTGCAGATCCAAAGTACATTACAAAGTCACCAGTGGTAGCATTGTAAGTCGCATTGGTTGGTGTTAGTTGAGCACCATTCAATACATTGACAGAGTTGGCAGCAGCACTTACAAATGTATGTGGATAGTCTCCACCAGATACAACTGCACCAGCTACAGCAGCAACAAAGGTGTGTGGATATTGATCACCAGATGCAGAAGCACCAGTGTTGATTGTGATAGATGTAGCAGTTGTACTGAGAATGTTAAGTGGAGTATTCCATGCAGGGTCAGGACCATCAGGAGTAGTTCTAGTTACACCGTTGAGGTTACCAACACCACCGTCATTACCAATTGCTTGAATAACGATACCCATAAGAGTATCAACAGCATTTACAGCAGAAGCACACTTAGGAAGAAGTTCGGTTGCATCCCAGTCTTCTACAATTGTAGTGTCAATGCTTTGAGTTAGAGTATTACCAGAAGAAACAGTTACAGTCTCGTTCTTGATAACCTGCATCGCGATGTTCTTCGCCTCAAGCATTACCTTGGCAGCTTCATCACGCTCAGCATCAATGAATGTTTCTACAGTAGTACCGTCTCTGTAGTCATAGTTGGTGACATAGATCTTAGCAGCATCGTAAGTCTTGTAGTTACCACCAAACTTAACGTCCCACATGACTTCCTTAAGGACGCTAACAACGTCATCCTTACAATCTTGTGCAGTATTATCTGCCTGTGGTGTGTAAGAAGGATATGCAGCAAGCATACGAAGATATGCTTCTTCTGCAATGAAGTCAATGTTCGCGAGAACCATGTCATGTGCATCACATTCAATGTCTCCAACAATTGGAGGATCACCAATAGCATCTAGGGTGATTGTTAGATCGCGATCATAGTAAACATTATTCAATGCACGCTGCATTAGATCTTCAGCACGCTTGAATGCAGTGATAGAAGGACCAACTTCGTTATCAACGCCATTGTTAATCAATGCATTATTATTGAAGTATTCCTTAGTCGCTGCGATGGTGTACTCATTACCACCAAACCAAAGATCTTGTGCAACAGCATCAACGATATGACCGATGTCTCTACGGCACTTAGCTTCACCAGTAATAAATGTACCTACGTTATCAGCAGCGTTCCAGATACCACCAGTGATGTTACCTGCAGTAATTGCATCAGTAACAATAGTTCCGAGAGTATCAAGTGCTGCCTGTACATCAGCACAAGCATTGGAAGACTGTCTATCAATAGGACCATCACCATTTCCATAGACACTATCACCTTCAGTGACAGTCAGATCCTTGTAATATAGTGCGTTGTATACTGCCTTCTTCATCTCATTGACGGC